AATCAATGAGCACAATGAGGATGATTGGCTTTGGGAGAATGACAGCCTTGACTTTAATTGGGCAGAAGATGAAGGGTGTTATATACATTATGAGCTTGGATTTTACTGCGACATTGAGAACTGTACTTACTATGAAACAGATTATCAAACCACAACATATTGTGGAGAGACAGTGCATGAACACAATGTATCAGAAAGTAGTGATTGGAGATATGTGGAAAGAGGCATCGCTGAAGGATACTATGTATGGTATGAAAACGTCACCTATTGTGAGGATATTGACCAAGATGTACATGAGGACGATGCGCACTACTGTGAGTCCAGTGAGTGTAGTTATTGGGATGAGGATAATTGTGGCAGTAATGCTGATGCAGAGTGCATCAACACATATCATACAAGCAAAAACTTTGTTGAACATATTATAGGTGGCAGTGTATTTACCATTGGCTTTGAGGTTGAGAAGAAACATTTTGAATTAGAAAATGAAACAGCAGAAGAAGATGGCGATTTTGTGGGAACTTATGATTTGTTTGCAGGATACGAGTGCGACAGTTCTTGTGGAGTGGAGGCAGTATCACATATATTGCCCCTATGTGGACCGAGACACCGTTTCAGAAACAAAGTGTTTGATTTGATGGATGAGGCAAGAGATATCATCAACAGCCCTACTGACAAGTCATGTGGTGGACACGTGACAGTAGCAGTCAAGGGCGAATACGATGGATACAACATTGTAGACAAGATGCGACAACCACTTGCCCTCATCTATGCACTATACAGGTGGAGGCTCAAGCGAACTTATTGCGAGCAGAACAAACCTGCAAAGAGAGAAAACAACTACAAGTATTCTCCTGTGCATGTAAAGTCAGGTGGTAAGGTTGAACTCAGGTTGCCTTCAGCTGTAAGAAATGTCAAGCAGTTGAAACTCAGATATGATTTGATATACAAAATTATGTATCACTCATTCACAAGGCCTGTTAGTTTTGAGGTATTTCTTCAGAAAGTCAGACACATTGTCAAGAAAATGTACAACGGCAACGATCGTAAAGTAGATATAATATATGATATTGCCAGAGACTTCAGAAGATACCTCATAGCAGAGGAAATTACAGATAGAACAGATGAATATATTAACCCTAAAAACGAGGAAGAATAGATATGTGTATAATAATAATTAAAAACAACAAGAAGCTCATCAAAACAGAAACTTTGATGGCTTCAGCACTCAAGAACCGAGACGGACTTGGTATCNTGTGGTTAGACAAGTGGGAGATTACATATCATGAAAGCAAAGACTTCATGAAACTAAAGACCACCCGCCCATTCATTGCACACTTCAGATACGCAACAGTAGGTGAGGTAAGCAAAGCAAACTGCCATCCCTTTAATATCAACGAGGATGAGATACTATTTCAGAACGGCACAGTCTACGGACTTGGCAACAAGAAAAAGACAGACACTCAGCACATGGCAGAGATACTGTCTGACTTGCCACGCAAGAGATGGAAGAGTGTGCTAGAGATGAACGACTCAAGATTTGTTACGGCAAACCTTAAGAAGAAATCATTTCAAGTGTACAACAAGGAAGATTGGATTACTAAAAACAAGATTATGTATAGTAAAGACAACGTGTTAGATATGACTCTGATAGGTGTGTATGGAACACTAAAGAAAGGCTACTCAAACTACAACAGTTATCTAACGAGAGCCTGTTATGTAGGCAGTGGAGAAACAGTAGACAAGTATCCTATGGTCATAGAGGGTATACCATTTCTCATCAACAGGCCAGGTGATGGGCACAACGTAGATATTGATTTGTTCTTGGTGACAAGAGACGAGTTGGTTGATATAGACATGCTTGAAGGACACCCTAGATGGTATGAGAGAAAGAGAGCCGAGGTCATTACAAGCAAGGGTAATATCTTTATGCCACATATATACTTCAACGATACAAGAGATACAGGGGTGTATCACAAAACATACACTGAAGAGACTATGTATGACACTTATGGTGGATACAATCAAGGATGGGACTATGTGTCAGAGTATTGTGAGTGTGCCAATCCAGAGTTTATAAAAGATTATGGGGATGAATACTGTGACATTTGTTACGGTGAGAAACCTCCACAACAATCTTACCATTGGGAAACTAATGAATGGGGTAAGCCTTTAATAGATTAACTTAAATTAAATAAATATGAATAATAGAAATAAATATATAGACTTTATAATTCTTCACGCAAGTGATGAAATTGAGACAGTACAGGATGCTTTAAAAATTGCAAGAATGACAAACAAAGAATTAAAGCAAGACATAGAAAGCATCAAAGAGTATTACAAAAGAGTACATGAAACAATAATTTAAAAATAGATATGAAACAAAGAGAAAAAATAATAGAACTTGCCGATGGCATTATAGATTATATGTCTGAGCAAATGATTATGCCGAGAATATTTGAAGATTTTGGGCATGAATTAGAAGCAGAAGAATATGAAGATATATCTAATGCAGTATATGAACAAATTAAATTAAGAATGTAATTATGAAATCAAATAACATTACAGGAAACAACAGACTCGATCCAGACGACTACAACTATGTAGAAACTTGTGGTTGTGGAGAGACAGAAGTGTGGGAACACTATGAAACTAAAGAAACTATCTATGTGCCAGTAGAGATACAAAGGTATTGGCACTTAGCGAGTAGAGACTATAATTAAATGACAGAAATATAAAATGCCAAATCATGTATACGCACACATATCGGTTGAAAAAAAGTATGCCGATAAGCTGAGAGAAATCTCAAAGGTAGGGCTGTGCAGACACTACCTTCCAATGCCTGGAGGTTTAGACCTCTTTGAATGGTTTAACAAAACCCATGACAATCAGTATAAAAGAAATGGGTGGGGTAAGTTTCAAGAAGAACAAAAAGAGTGGATAGAACATCAAAAGGCGGTCAACAAATCGCTACACGGAGCCGAAGATTGGTATACTTGGTGCATAAACAACTGGGGAACTAAATGGGGTTGTTATGAAGGACACTTTAATGAAGATGATAATGGAGGCTCCTATTCATTTAGCACTGCATGGAGTCCTGTTAAAGACAGTATTATGTATGAGTTACTAAAAGAAATACCCGATTTGCATTACGAATGGGAAGAGGAACAAGGCTATGGAGAAATCCACGAGTATAAAGAAGGACAGTGTGTTTCTTTTGAAGAGTATGGCGCGCCTGAATGGTGCACTGAAAAATGGGAGAATGATGAGCGAAGTCAAGATGAAGAAAGGTTTGGTTTTTGGACTTTAACACAACTCAAACAACCCCACAGAGGAAGAAGAAGAGGTTACTATCTTGAGTATGAGTTCGAAACATTTATGGGAGACAGGTATGAAGATGCTGTGAAAAGAATGGAAAAACTGCATAAAAAACTTAAATCATGAGAACAATGATAGGACTATTGTTCACACTCATCATTGGGGGAAGGCTATCCCCCACTGCTGAGGTAGTGGTAGATGCCACGATCTACCACGCAGTAGAAGGACAAACAGATAGCACACCATTTATAACAGCAAGTGGAAGACACATCAACCCCGACAATCCTGCAGGGCACAGGTGGATAGCAGTGTCCAGGGATCTTGAGCCCCTTGGGTTTGTGTTCGGTGCAAAAGTTCTAGTCACAGGTGCAGAGCACATGGACGGAATTTATATAGTAGAGGATAGAATGAATAGAAGATGGACTAAAAGAATAGACTTTTTAGTAAACGAAAGCATGAAAGGGGGAAGGTGGCAAGGAGTTAAAATAAAATTGATAGACACATATTAAAAAAGTTAGTGGTCGCTAATTCATTAGTTGTAATGCGTGAGTCAAAAACCCATTGTGTCTAAGTATTCATATAGGGTTAAATTACAGCAAGACTGACAGCACGGAAAGACGGCTACCTTCGGGTATAACTTAAATTAAATAATTATGATAAAAGATGTAAGAAAACATTGGACAAAGAAAGCCAAGGACAACCTAGTTGGTTGTAAAATTGTTAAAGTAGAATACATGCCAGATGAAGAATTGAAAGATGCAATGTGGTACAAAGCACCACTGTGTATGTTGTTTCAAAGACCAAATGGTACGTATTTTTGGATGTATCCAAGTATGGATGATGAAGGCAATGATGGGGGTGCCTTATTCACCACAATCAAAGACTACCCCTGTGCACCAGTAATATAAACTTTAAAATTAAAAATTATGGGATTAGATATGTATTTAAGTAAAAAAACTTATGTAAAAAGATGGGAGCATCAAACTGCCAAAGAAAAACACAATGTGACTGTAAACAGGGGCGGTCAACCACTCACGTCTGTCAAAACTGACAGAGTATCTTATGTGGTAGAAGAAATAGGATATTGGAGAAAAGCCAATCAGATACACGCTTGGTTTGTAGACAATGTTCAGGATGGGGTAGATGATTGCAAAGATTATTGTGTAGAGATTGAAAAACTCAAAGAACTTTTAGATATTTGTATAGAGATCAAAGGTCTTTATGTAAAAAATAAACAAAAGTTTAGAGAGTATGCAACAGAGAAACTTCCGACCAGAACAGGGTTTTTCTTCGGTGATGATCAATATGATGATAACTATATGTATGATATAAATAATACTATAGAAATACTACAAGAGATATACAACCAAGAGGATCAATGGTTTGGAGACTATACATACCAATCATCATGGTAGTTCAATGCAGTAATAATTAAAAACTAAAACTATGAATCATTTTATGAATAACGCAAAAGAAATAGAAAAAAGACAAGTGGACTTACACTGTGTATGTTTATCATGGTGGAGAACAAACCGATGANGTGTGGTATACCACCAACATAGACGAAGCAAGAAAGCTCGCGAAGACAGGGGAACACTCTGAAATAGTTAATGCGCAGGGAATATCTGTTCAATAATTAGAAATAAATTTGCATATAATTAAAAAATAAATTATATTTGAAAACACAAATAAACTTTAATATGGGAAAATCAAGTGAAGAGTTTATGCGTCAAAGAGAGAGGGAGAATAACTCACTCCCTCCCAATGTCATTGATGACATTTGGAGAAACTACTTTGACTTTATCAATCAATTAAAATCAAATTATGAAAAGAGGGATATTTAATAAATATGTCGATTACATTTGTCAAGAGATGAAGGTAAGTCGAGAGCAACTATTCTCTAAGAATAGAACCGCCAGGGTTTCCACAGCAAGATTTTTATTATACAGTGTTTGTTATCAGCGACCAATGACAATCGTACAGATTGTAGATTTGATGGCTGAGAATGGATACGATATAGCAAGATCAGGAGTGGAGTATGGTATTAAAAAATATCAAAACACTGGCGATGTAGATGTGGATTATTTTATAGACACAGCTGCCAAGGCATGTGAGACAGAAAAGTTCATATGTATAATCACAGTCTGTACACTTTGTGGGATGATGCTGTCAATGACAGAAAATCAATAAGCTTAAGTTCTGGAAACGAAGAGGCTTATATTTACAAGGGTATTAAGATAGTTAATACCAAGGGAGATATAAAAATCTACAACACTAGAAAGTTAGGCATGACCTACAAAGAAATATCAGATGATGATTACTATTTTTTTCTGATGCATGGATTTAGAAAAGGTGTTCACGAAGTTATGAAGCATACCTACAAAGAACAAATAGAAAAGATAAATTCAAAAATTCATGGAGAAGTAAATAATAGAAACAATAAAAAGCATTATGATGCTTTAAAAATTAGACGAGAGTCTTTGTTAAATAAATATAGTAATTTAAATAAATAAAAATGGGAAACACAAAATCAACATTCAAAGAACTTACCGCAATAAATGTAAAAGGTAAGGTAGAGAAAAAGGGTAGATTCGATTACCTATCTTGGGCTTATGCCTGGGCCATAGTAAAAGACAAGTACCCTGATGCAAACAGAACTGTATACGAAAGTGAGCACACAGGTCTTAATTATTTTACTGATGGCAACACGGCTTATGTAAAAGTAGGTGTTACTGTAAACAATGTAGAGCATATTGATTACTTACCTATAATGGGAAACAACAATCAATCATTAACAATGGATAAGGTTACATCTTTTGCTGTAAATAAAACTATTCAACGTAGTACAGTTAAAGCAATAGGTATGCATGGTTTAGGATTGTCTTTATGGGCGGGAGAAGACCTTGTAGATGTTAGTGACTCAGCGCCCACAGTCAAGGCCAAAACAAAAGACACACTTAAAAAGACACACGAAAAGTGGACAAGTGTAGTAGACTATGTCAAGAGTAAAAGCAATCAGCCTTTCTCTACAACAATAAAAGCAATAGAGCAAAAATACGTAGTGCCAACTGCACTCAAAAAAGAACTCGGAACTTATGTCAAATAAAGTAATAGATCAACTCAGAAATGATGCGAACTATTATGGGAGGCTTGGAGAAAGTTATCTTTCCAACTCTGACATATACAGTTTGCTTAATAATCCTCGGGATTTTAGAAAGAAAGAAAAAGGCCTGCCCTTAATTATGGGTGGGTACTTTCATTGTGCTATGTTAGAGCCTGAAAAACTAAAGGACTATCCAACATTAGATGTGACAACACGAAGTACAAAAGCTTTTAAAGAGTATATATTAGAGCACTCTTTAGATCCTTATGATGTTTTATTGAATAAAGAGGTCGATACAATTAACACTTGGATTGATGCAATGAAATCAAACTTTAAAATGTACACTGATATATATAATGAAAACAATATATATGAAGAACCTGGGGTGGCTGAATTGTTCGGTATGAAGTGGAAAGGCAAGGCTGATATCATTACAGACACACATGTAATTGACATCAAGACTTCAGCAAATATAGATAAATGGAAGTGGAGTGCTAATGATTATAATTACGATAGTCAAGCCTACATATACCAACAGATATTTGGTAAGCCTGTTATATTCTATGTAGTAGACAAGAAAAGTACTTAGGCTTAAAATAGCACAGCCTGTTGAAGATACTCTATTACGAGGCAGAGATAAAGTTATAAAAGACCATAGAGATTTATAACAAATTACTTTTCTAGAGGATTCAGAGGAAGGACTTAACTCAATACATTGAGTACGAGGAATTTTAAATTAAGGAGTCAGATGTGCTGCTCCAACTCAGCACTCAAATTAATACTATAAATTATGTCACAAGACAAAGTATTTGCAGACGGTTTTCTTTTCAAAAGAAGAGATAACGCACCCGATTTTGTAATCGGTAATATAAGTGTAAAGGTTGATGAAGCCATTACATTTTTAAAGAACAACCAAAAAAATGGTTGGGTTAACCTTAATGTTTTAAACAGTAAGGGAGGTAAGCCTTATATAGAACTAGATCAGTTCGTTCCTAAAAAGAAAGAAACTGATAATGTTCAGGCAGAGGCAAAGACTGATGCCTTACCATTTTAGTTGTTATGGTGTTTAGAGAGGGAGCCTCGGCTCCTTTTCTTTTCTCTTATCTATGTTGAAAATGTCAATTATTTTCCTTAGATATGGCAAAATAAAAAATAAGTTTAATAAAATATATATATAGTATATAGCAGAATAAAATCGACATGCAAGAAAATCAAGTAACTATATTTAGAAATATAAAAGACACCTCAACACCTTTCTTTAGGGATTTAAATTCCATATTGGAAAGAATAAAAGAGGGAAAGTCGAAAGAACTTATCAAGCAGATAAGGTCTGAGAAAAACAAAGAAGTAAAGGCAAGAACTTAAAAAGAACTTACCCGCAATATGTTTTTCTGGAACATTTAATAAAAGAAATGATGACAGCTTAATAGAGCACTCAGGGTTTATATGTTTAGACTTTGATGGTTATAAGACTAAAAAAGATATGATGTCTGAGAAAGAAAGAATATCTAAAGATAGGTATACCTATACTGTTTTTGTTTCTCCGAGTGGAAATGGGTTGAAGGTTTTAGTTAGGATACCCAAGGAACCTGAAAACCATAAGAATTATTTCTTATCACTAGACAAACATTTCAATTCAGAATACTTTGATAAAACAAGTAAGAACATATCAAGAGTTTGTTATGAGTCTTATGATCCTTTGATATACATAAACACTAATGCTAATTTATGGACTAAGATTGAGGAGCAAGAGTATAAGGTTGTAGATAAATATTCATCAAGGCCTACGATACCTGTGACTGATGAAAACAAAATAGTAGACATCTTAATGAAGTGGTGGACTAAGAAGTATGGCTTGGTGGAGGGAGAAAGGAATAACAACGTGTATATCCTCGCAGCTGCATTCAATGACTATGGTGTAAACAAATCATTGGCCGAGTATATAATGTCTCAGTTTGAGAGCCAGGGGTTTTCATTACAGGAAATAAAACAGACAATTAACTCTGCGTATACTCAAACTCAAAATTATGGTTCAAAGTATTATGAGGATGAGGACAGGGTTAATCAAGTAAGAATGAAACTCAAAAGGGGTGTATCAAAAAAAGAAATCCGTCTTCAGTTGGCAGACTCTCAAATTGAAGACGCGGTAATTGATTCAGTCATAAACACAATAGAGGAAGATGAAACAGATAAAAGGTTTTGGACTAAAAGTGAAAAGGGAGTCATAAACATAATACATTATTTATTCAGACAGTTTTTAGAAGACAATGGATTTTATAAGTTTTGTCCAGAGGGTAGTAGGAATTTTATATTTGTAAGGGTAACTAATAATTTAATAGACCACACAAGCGAGGAAGAAATAAAAGACTTTGTGTTAGGATACCTGGAGGATTTAGATGACATGTCTGTTTATAATTACTTTGCAGACAAGACAAGATTTTTTCGTGAAGAGTTTTTGTCTTTGTTGGGAACTGTTGATGTTTATTTTATTGAAGATGATAAAGATACAGCATACTTATACTATAGAAACTGTGCTGTTAAAGTAACCAAGGATAAAAAGACAACCATTGATTATTTAGATTTAGGTGGGTATGTTTGGAAAGATCAAGTTATTGATCGGGACTTTGACATGTGTGAGTCTTTTGATTGTGATTACAAGACATTTATATCTAACATAGCGGGAAACAATAAGCAAACTGTTCAATCAATGAGAAGTACCATAGGTTTTATGCTACATGCTTACAAAAACTTATCCTACTGTCCTGCTATTATTTTAAATGATGAGGTTATATCTGATAACCCTGAGGGTGGCACAGGTAAAGGCTTGTTTATAAATGGTTTATCACAAATGAAAAAGCTAGTAGTGATTGACGGCAAGGCATTTAATTTTGAAAAAAGTTTTGCTTATCAGTTGGTTTCAGCAGATACACAGATACTTTGTTTTGATGATGTCAAGAAACACTTTGACTTTGAAAGATTGTTTAGTGTAGTGACCGAAGGCCTGACACTTGAGAAGAAAAACAAAGATGCAATAAAGATACCTTTTAAAAAATCTCCCAAGGTAGGGATAACAACAAACTATGCAATCAAAGGCAGGGGCGCTTCTTTTGAAAGAAGGAAGTGGGAGTTAGAGTTTAAACAATTCTATACTAAAGACTTCAACTCCTTTGGTGGAGTTTTGGAAAGCTTTTGTTTTCTGAATGGAGCGAGGAAGAATGGTAGTGCGTTTGATAACTACATGGTAGAGAACTTGATGTTCTATTTAAGTAATGGACTGATCAAGGCAGACTTCAAGAATCTTACAATTAGAAAACTATCAGCTGACACATGCCATGAATTTATAGAGTGGTGTGGATTGGTTGGGCCTGAAAACAAAAACGAGGCCATCAAGTATAATGAAAAAATATACAAGAATGATTTATACTTGGAGTTTATTGAAGACAATCCTGACTTTGCTCCCAAGGCAAAGAGAACAATATCCAGGACAGAGTTTTATAGATGGCTTAGTTCTTTTGCTTTATATAAAACAGGTGTAAAACCTGAGGAGGGTAGAGACCTCAATGGAAGGTGGATAACATTTTTAACAGACAAAACTAAAACAAAGAAAGATGAACAATTCGTATTCTGATTTTAATTGGTGTGTTGAGAACGACTTTCAAGTTTATATAAAACCACTTAACAATAGTGGCGAATGTAAGATTGCAATAAGAAAAGGAGGCATCTCTACGGAGGGAAAGCCTTCAAAATATAATAAAGAAAAAGGTTTAACTTTGTATAGTAAAGAAACATTAGGTACGGTTATTTATAAGAACCAAAAAAAAGCCTCTGAGGCTTTGCCTAAAGTTTATAACTATCTAAGAAACCGCTATGGCAGTGTATGATGAAGAAACTCAAGTACATTTAGGAATGTTAAATTCCTATGACATAGTTGTTTACAAAGTGCCTTATTCTGATTTGGCGATTACCACATCTAGTTTTTTTATTCACGACATAACTAAACCGATCACACAACAAACAGTAGATGATCTGATTTATTATTTCGAGCAAGAAGAAGACTATGAAAGGTGCGCAGAACTTCAAAAAATAAGACACGAATATGATACACTTTAGAGATTACCAGGAAGATATAATACAAAAAGCAACAGGGGTACTTAAACAATACGGTTTTGTTTATTTATCTATGGAGGTACGAACAGGCAAGACATTGACCTCGCTTGGAGCCTTAGACTTGATGAGTGTGAACAAGGTATTGTTCATCACAAAGAAGAAGGCTATAGGCAGTATAATAGTTGACTATAAACTACTTAAGCCTAGCTTTGAGTTAGAGGTTATAAACTATGAAAGCTTACATAAGGTTAAGCAGAGAGGTTGGGATGCGATTGTTTGCGATGAGGCCCATACGCTAGGAGCATTCCCAAAACCTAATAAGCGTGCCAAACAAGTAAAGTCGCTTTTGCTTAACAACAGTTGCCTAGTAATGTTATTGTCTGGAACCCCCACACCTGAGTCTTTTAGTCAAATGTATCATCAGGTTTACGGATTGCTTATGAATCCGTTTAGAGAGCATAAAACTTTTTATAAGTTTGCTAAAGAATATGTAAATGTTTCTCAAAAGAAAATAAACGGATTTTTAATTAATGATTATACAAGGGCAAAATCTACGGTATTAGACGCAATGAAACCTTTTATGATATCTTATACTCAAAAAGAAGCAGGATTTGAGTCTACTATAAAAGAAAGGGTATTGATAGTGGAGGCCCCTCAATCTATATATAACATGTGTAACAAACTCAAAAGAGACCTTGTTGTTGAGGGGGATAATGAGGTTATACTTGCAGACACAAGTGTAAAGCTTATGCAGAAGCTTCATCAAATGTATAGTGGAACAGTAAAGTTTGAAGGAGGTAACTCTATGGTGTTAGACACTTTCAAGGCTGAATACATACAAGAATATTTTAAAGATCAAAAAATTGCAATTTTCTATAAGTTTAAAGAAGAATACAATGCATTGAAGCTTGTATATGGGGACAAGCTAGTGTAACACGTTAGAAGATTTTTGTAACACAGACAAAAACATAGCACTTCAAATAATTAGTGGAAGAGAAGGAATATCTTTGAAAGATGCACAAAGTTTGGTGTATTATAATATTGATTTTAGTGCAACAAGTTATTGGCAATCTAGAGACAGGATGACAACAAAAGACAGGTTGCACAATCAAATATATTGGGTGTTTACAGATAAAGGCATTGAGCCTAAAATATATAGAGCGGTAAAGAAAAAGAAAGACTACACTCTTAGACACTTCAAAAAAGATTTATTGAGTGTTTGATTTATAGGATAATTTTTGTTATTTTGTTTTAATGACAGAACAACAAATTCAATCCAAAAGAATTAAAGAACTCGAAAGTGAAGGTTATTATGTAATTAAACTACTTAAAACCAACAAAAACGGAATACCAGATTTAATTGCTATTCCACCGAATTCAGATGTTTTATTTTCTGAAATCAAAAAAAAGACAGGCAAGGTGTCTGCTATACAAGAATATAGAATTAAACAATTAAAAAGTCATGGAGTTAAAACAGAAATATATAGAGGATGAATTTGAAATAGACGAGTATTTCATAAAGCAAATACACAACTTTAAAGGATCTAGCGTAAGGATTGCAGCGAAAATAGATTACATGTTCGGCATCAAACACACGGGGGGCAGAATGCAAAACATTGCAGGCCACGTAAACGACAGCCAAGGTAATCCTATATTCTTTGTAATTGATTACTTCCGAGAAGATGAAGACAACCCAATTGTTCTTATAGATATAAGAGAGATTGATGTAGACAGATATTTAGATTTTATAAACAAAAAAAGATATATTAAATGAAAGCAAACATGGCCCAAAAATTTGTTATACAAACCGTTGAACAAGCAACAGGGTTGAATGACATAACTCAACACACAAGAAAAAGAGAATACGTAGATGCCAGGAGAATTGCTTATTTGATTATGCGAAAGTTATATGGAACACCTTACTACCAAATTGCCAAGTTGTTTAACCGCAATCACGCAACAGTTATTTACGGGGTAAGTACCGCACAAAACTTAATGGATACAGACGCCTCCTTTAGAGAAAATTATTTTGAAACCCTAGCGGAAGTTAGTGGTGGAGGCAGTAGAATGTCAGAAATTGTTTTACAAATCAAAGAATTAAAAAAAGAGTTTTTAACATTACAAAAAAGCGGATATGAGTTATAAATATGAAGACATTGACAAAATTTTAGAGTTTAAAACTTGGTCAGAAAAAAGAAAAATAGATGAACTTTTACGTATAGATTGTACAATGTACACGAATATGGGGCTAGATAGTAGCATTAAAGAGCGAACAGAGACCAAAAAAAGATCTAAGTCTATTTACAGAACTATTCAGAAGTTAAATCCTAAGGTCGGTAAAAGCTTTTTATATTACATGGACAGTTAATAACTTTTTATTGTCATCTTACTTTCTTTTTCAGTTTTTTTTTAACTTATGGAAAACAGTAGCATGACTGTCCAACCCAACAACCAAAATTCCATAAATTTCATCAACCTTTTGATGTCACGAATTAACGCCCTCACNGATGACGTTTATGAATCTCTTATGGATGAAGACTACGACACTTTAAGAATTACAATTAAAGAGTTACAAGGGGTTCTCAGGGATACTCAAAAACTTTCAGAAGATGACATATAGACCTCGATTAAACGAAGAGGAATATGCTTTAATNACCAAACACCGAGCTCTTCAACAAGAATGTGAACTCACAGGAATACCTTTAGATGATGTCAATCATTATTGGTATAAAGGCAAACACTTTTCATTACATGTAAAAAATAAAGGTGTTACAGCTGAGGAATTAAGAGATGACATTATAAAGGCAATGGATAAACATTCGCCCACTTATTATAAAAGTAAAACACAAAAAACAAACGAATGGACACTTATTGGTTATTGATCCTGCAGATATTCATATTGGCAAGTTGTGCTCCTCTTTTGAAACAGGGGAAGAATATGATGCACAAATCGCAGTCAAAAGAGTTAAAGAAGGAATCAAAGGAATTATAAATAAAGCAGATGGGTTTAACATTGATAGAATACTTTTTGTTGGCGGTAATGACATATTACATGTTGACACTCCCAAGAGAATGACAACCTCTGGAACACCACAAGATACAGATGGTATGTGGTATGAAAACTTTATGATAGCAAAGAAACTATATGTAGATGTGTTAGAAATGCTAATTAGTGTGGCTGATGTACATTTCGTATATAACCCAAGCAACCATGATTATATGTCAGGATTTATGTTGTCTGATTCTATTCAGTCGTGGTTTAGAAAATGCAAAAACATAACCTTTGATTGTGGCATTGCTCACAGAAAGGGATTTAAATATGGTAGTAACCTTATTGGAACTACACATGGTGATGGTGCAAAAATACCAGATCTTCCACTTATAATGGCAAATGAATTTGCTCAAGAGTGGGCTGAAACAAAGCACAGGTATGTATATACACATCACGTTCATCATAAAACAAGCAAAGACTTTCACGGTATTACTGTGGAAAGCTTAAGATCACCAAGCGGTACTGACTCCTGGCATCACCGTAATGGATATGGTGTAGGAGGAGTCAAAGCTATTGAGGGCTTTATACACTCAAAAAAACATGGGCAAGTTGCCCGATTAACACATATATTTTAAATGAATTCATTTCAAAGAAAGCAAAGACCTGTTTACACAGGTGTAATTAAATATTTTCCTAAAGCATTACTAGAGGTTTCAAGAGTAAGTATGGCGGGAAATGAACAACACCATCCTGACAAACCTTTACATTGGGATAGAAATAAATCTTCAGATGAACTAGACGCACTCATGAGGCATTTAATTGATGCGGGAGAAATTGATGATGATGGAATTCGTCACAGTGCAAAAGTCGCTTGGCGCGCACTTGCGAATTTAGAAAAAGAGCTAGAAATGTCAGTAGAAAAAAATAAATAATTTATTATCTATTTAATCTTTCTTCTTGTTTTTTAAGTTGTGCTTCTTGTTTTTTAAGTTGTGCTTCTTGTTTTTTATATTTAGGGCTGTTTTTTATTCTCTCCTGTTCTTTCATAAGTTTCTCATAACCTTTAGGATCAAACTCCTTTAATTCTTTAAGATTAAAAGGCTGTATTTCATCGGGCTCTTTTTTATATTTTTCAGCCATAAGTCCCGCTCGTATATCTCTATAAAAAGGCACCTTACCAAAAGCATTACCCCACTCCAAAGCAGTCTGTAAACTAATAAGTTCTTTTAAGTTTTTTTCTCTACTTTCTTGTGTCTTATTATTTTGAGATCTTTGAAAAGCTTCTAGTTGTCTCATTATTGCTTTAGTTTGAGGCATAAAAGGCCCAGAAACATTTATGATTATTTGCTTGTAAGGATTTCTATTAAAAGCATCTTTGTTCATAGCTGAGAAAATAAGAGATTGCGTGTAGGGGTTAAATTCTTCAGTGTCTCTTAAACCAAACTCATAGCCGTACTCTTCATTAATTTGCTCTATACCCATGTTAGGTATATACATTGGAACATTTCCACTCATACCTCTAGACAAAAGAGATACAGCTGCACCTACTGTTTGTCTGGTTATAGTAGTGGACAACTCCTCTTCGTTTTCATCTTCTTCGTCTCCTACTCCCATCAATCCAAAGAACATTTTGCTTAAGCCTCTGTATAACATTACATACATTGACATTCTTGTTAACACACCCGCTAAAGTTCCTGCTCCTTGTATCTGACTCATTTGACCTTTTCCAACCATAGACGCTATCGCTTGCCTAGCCGTTGCATATTCATTCAAACTAAACCTGCTCATATAAGCATTCATTGTTCTATACCAATTTCTCATGGCTCCGTCTTGATCAGAAATTTGATTTTTCAAAACTCCACTAAACGGACTGTTATTTGTTGCCGCTCTTGTAACATTTACATCAGCTTTCTGTCTTGCTTTCTTTATAGCATCACTGTTTTTTTCCATATAATCAGTGTCATTTGCTGCTATTTTTTCAAAATCAACTTCGTTTCCTGTTTGTGCTTTAAACTCTCTTGCAAATGAACCAAACCACAAAGGTCTAGAAATCATTTGATCAGGCGTACTTATCAGGTACTCACCTATTTTTTCAACCCCTCTTCCGACCTTATCTAAAAATACATATCTAGATAACTTATCGCCAATAACACTTGCTTCACTTACTGTTCGTTTTGTTTGTGTTTTTCCTCTTTGCACACCTTGTTGGTCGGCTTTTGAACCTCCTAACTGCTCATCATTATATAGTTTAGTACCTGTTTCAGCGCCTGTGTTTTGAACTACCAACCTCCCTGCTTCGTTAAAGCTATATTTTGAATACTTAGTTATACCTGCGTAAGACTCCAAAGGATTGCTCATTGATGTAAAAGCTAAGTTTGAGAGAAGCTCAGCTCCTGCCCTTGGTATTGACGCTAAAGTAGAATAATAACCAATTCTTCTACTTACATCTAAAATTCTACCACCAACAACATTCGTAGACATAGTAGAACCAATAACATTACCTACGGCTTCATTGTAGATTTTTTTAAGGTCTGTTGCTATTTCCTTTACTTCAGGATTTTGATCAACAATTTTTATGTTTTCGGACAAAGCTTGTCTTGAGGTTGATAGTTCATTTGACAAATAATAATCCAATCCTGTATTTCTTACACCTCTTAAAGCTGTAGCAATTGGATCAAAGTCAATTGGCTTCGCACCAGGTGTCCTAGCGATAGAGGTTTTTGATTTTGTACCAGGTTGGATGTTCATGTACTCCATAGCACTTTGCAATTGAGTATCGTCTTCTGACGTGGAGTTTTCCACCTTGTGATGAACATTAGTTGTTTATTAAATTTATAGCATCACCTCTAACAATTGCGGTGGCGTATACCTGCATTTCACCCAAATCATTATAAACATCTTCAAGTATTTTTATTGCTTGCTTGGTCTTGGGATCCATTGAATCCTCCATTTTCTTTAAAGATATCTCTCCATCAACACTATAATCTGCTAATATTTTTTTTAATATATCAATATCCTTTTTTTTATATCTAGAAATTTGAGGATCTTGATTGTATTTTTCAATAGTTTTTTCTATAAATGCTCGAGGTGTTGCGAAACCTTTTTTATCTTGATTAGCCTCAAATTCTTTTCCCAAAAGATAAGTGGTTATCTCAAACCTTTTTTTAACGGACTCATTTGTACCTTCAGTGCTAAATCTTTTTGGATCAAGCAAGTTTTCAACCTTGGTTAACTTATCTGTTTTTTCATTTATCCAGGTTTTAAATTTTGCAAATTGTGTTGCAGTTGGATCAAGCATGTTTTCTTTAATGGTGTTGGTTTTAGAATTACCCAACATAAAGTCTATAACATTCAATGGATTTGATCTTATCATTTGTCCTACAACACCGACTTGTCGCGCTCCCTTAGATCCAAATTTTTTAACGGAATTTTTTACTATAGCAACACCTTTTTGTCTTGCGGTCAAAATTTTAGTTTTAGAGGCCTTATCGAGTATAGGTTTCATTGTAAAAGCCCTTGTAGTCGCTTCTATTCTTTGCGCCATTACATTTGCAGGGTGTGTGTATATTCCGTCTGTAATATTGTCTAGGTGTATCTGAAGCTGTTTTAGTTGGTTGCCACTTAAAAACCCTAATTGGCTTTTTGTAATATTTACCAATGTGTTTGCGCCTACAGGCTGCTCTCTTTGTTATCTTATTAAGTATTTTTTGTGTTTGTATTTTTAGCTTGTTTTGTTACATTATTTATAAGAGACTGTCTGTTTTTAGCATAATCATTTACCTCATCTACTATGTTTTTGTTTGTTTTATTCTCTGCAACATTAATTTTGTCAACTAATATTTCTAAACTGACAGAGTTTAATTTATCTAAATTATTCTCTATAAATTCTGAATTATCTTTTATCAAGGTGGCGCCATCTACATCAGGATCGTTAATTCTTTCTATTATTTCCTGCGTCCCTGGCTTATAGACAAATCCTTTGTTTTCATCAAATGTAAATTCAGAATCAACATCAGGTGTTGTATTGGTTATTCTATTCAAAAGAGCCTCGGCTTCTGCTTGTATTTCTTTATCAATCCTAGTAACTGCAGTACGTTTAGATATTTTTTCAAAAAACTCATTATAAGCATCAATATCTTCTACTTTAATTTCTGTAGTAGGGGTAGATAATAATTGAGACAAAACATTGTTAAAAGATGCATTATTACCAAGTCGACCTGAATTGAGTTTTTTTCTCGTTTTCCCCGCTAAATTATTAGCATTAGCTTCTTTAGCAGCATAATCCGCATTGTCAAAAACCTTTTTAGTATAGTCTAACAGCTTTTGTACTTGCCTTTCGTTATCAAAGCTTGTTCGTTTAATTCTATTAACAATAGACTTGCCTTGTGTAGAGGATATTGTTCCTGACTTTACTAGTGCGCTAACTTTATCTAAAACGACAGTTTGTTGTTTTCTGTAGTCTTTTCTAGTTTTTGCTTTAGATATTTCAGTTTTAATTTCCTGTTCAATTGGATTATCAAAGTCTAACTCTGTTTGTATACCAGGTGTAGATTTCTTGTTCACACTCATCACTTCTTCATCAGTGGATGTGTCCACTGAAGTGGAAGGTGTTGACTTAGCAGCGTCATTCGCTGCAATTTTTTCCGCATAAGCTTTAGCCTCTGCAGAGGTCTTAAAGTTTTTAGTTAAAGCGTTGTTAGTGGTCATTTGACCACCTTTATTTGTATTAACTCTTACTTGAAATCTATAATCAGTATCCTTACTAGTCGAAGACTCACCTTGATCGGTTTGAGCTGAAATAGTCACTTCTACCCTATCAGAAGAATAATTTTCAAATCTACCCGCTGTGTCAGGTGCATTAGGTGTTAGTAAATCTTTTGTCTCTTCAACTTCCTCATCCGTAGAAGTTTCTACCACTTCATTAGGTGTTACTTCTTCTTGCGTTTCTTCTTCTTGCGTTTCTTCAGAAGACTCCCGTACTTCTTCTTCCACTTCTTGTGGAGTTTCGGATTGTTGATCATTAGATACATCTCCTGTTTTGGGCTTTTGAACGGCNNTTTTTTCTGTTTTAATGTTAGTGTCTGTTTCTTTTGTTTCCTCTGTTTGTGTAATTGGATTCCCGTCTGAATCTGTAATTTGAGTTTTACTTTGATCTATGTAGTTAACTTTTTCTTTTGCAGGCATTTGCGCAAAATTCTCTATAGCTCTTAAAGTAATATCAGTATCATTTGCAGAAAATTCAGTTTCACCTCTTTGCTCTGATTCATTCACTAAATCCCTAGCTGCCTGATCCTTAAGTTTCATTTTGCCCTCGGGCGTTGTAAACTCAAATTGAACTTTATTGTTTATTCGAGTTCTTATCTCGTTTATTCTAGCGTCTATTTGTGGGCGAAAAGACTCGTCTCTTTGTTCTCTTAGTTTTTTTTGTTTGTTTAATTCAAAAACATCATTCATTACACTAAGAGCCGTGTTGGGGCTAATATTGCTAGGTATACTATTAATTGTGTTTCTATAAACATCAATATCACTAAGGATACTCTCCACTTGTTCAGTGGTATAAATACCCTTGGTAACCATTCCATTTAAAAAACCAGTTGTTTTGTCAACGTCTACTGACAACCCATGAAGAGCTTGTAGTCTGTCAATAGCGTTTTGCCCAGGCATATAATTAGCTTTAACAGCATCAAAAGTAGTAGATGATAATGCGCTTCCACCTGGAACTAAAATACCCGCTAATCCTGCTAGAATGGTAGTATTCATAAAGTCTTGCCCAGTAATTGTGTTTTGCATTATTTCTCTAGCTGCAATTTCATTTACATTGTCGGCTATTACAAAAGCTTGTCCCGCTTGTTGAACGTTTTCCTGAAATATCTCTTTAGCACCTTCACCTGCAACTTTAGGATATTCTCTAACGATTGTTTGCTGTAGTCTTCTAAAGTAATTTGATAGTCCTTTTTCTCCACCCTTCATCCAGGCGTTTACAGCCGCCTGTGTAATTTTTTCGTTGGACTTACCAAAAATTTTATTCATAGCATATGTCTGTGTTGACAAAGGAGCTGTTATGGTTCCCAAAACAAAACCTTGTTGTCCCGCTAATTCCTTTACTAGATTAGCGTCTTCTATGCTCAAACCATTAGACAATGCCTTTTTATAGGCATCTTGGCCTAGATTTGTAGAAAACAACATTCCTTGAGCGATCATTGCTGACGCTGTAGTTCCTTTCATCGGTACTGTAGCTAAAAGATCAACAGCTTTTTTTGTACGACCAAAAAGCCTACCACCTGCCGCCAACCCTTTACCTACATTTCCTACTCCTCGAGTAAGTCCTATTTGTAAAGTTAAATCTGCAGCAATTCCTGCCGTCATAACTGCAGCACCACTACCGCTAATACTGCTGAAAGACTCGCCTTCATTTTGTACAGCCTGTCTAATACTCTTGGTTTCTAATGGGCTTAAAACGTTGGTAACGTTTGCTTTTATGTCTAAATCATATATTTGACCTCTTTCGTCAATACCGTACTCTTTTCCTCCAACATACGCTTTTTTACCGCTTGCGTAGGTGTATCTCATAAAATCTTCTCTTTCAATATCATTCTGAGCATCTCTCATTCTTATTTCATCACCTACAGACTCTGCTCCAAAAAAATCATAAGTACCTGCGCTAAAACTGTTGATTCTGTCTGCCACCGATCTCCACCCTTGCTTAAACGCCTGCCTAAACCAAGGGTTGTCTCCATCTAAATACGATTGATACATCTCTTGATTTTTTACGTCTTGAGCTTTTAATTTTGCAGTAAGCGATGGGAGCTCTTGCTCCATAAATTCAACCACAGCATTATCATCCACACCTGTAGAGTAAGATAACTGAACATTATCTGTTGATGGGTGCCTTCCATTATTCTTTGCCTTATAATTTAAGATTTGAGATTCTACATTTCTTTCAAGTTGATTGTTAAGGTAGTTTGTCAAATACTGCGCCTTAACTCTCTCTGCAGCTAAAGTTGGATTGTAGTTTCCACTGATATCATAATATCTGCCGTCTTCCGATATGGTTTCGTTTTCTAAAAACCTTAAGTATTGTTCTTTATATCCTTTTTCGTTTAAGTAGCCGTCAAAATCTTTTATATTTAAGCCTTTAATTTTTTTAAGCTCTTGAGTATCGTACATATTATGTATGACTGACTCTTCAAACCCTGTAGGCACAAAATCATCTTCAACTAATTCGTATTCTTCTTCAGTAACAAAGTTTGGATCATCAGGCCTATTCAGTAAAGCGTTAAGCTCATCTGCCGTTGCATTAGGATTTTCCTCTTGAAGTCTTTTGCTTTCAGCATCGTAAGCTTGAATTTTTTTCTTTATAGCAAGTTTTTTTTCTTCTTGCCCTTCAGGAGCCACATATTCTGTTAAATCTGAAGAAGATTCAAATATATAAGCTTCATTTAATTTTTCATTAGCTATTCGATCTGTATAGGATTGTTGGCTTTTTACCGCAAGACTTTTTAGTTTGTCTATTGCAGTACTATTTCCTTTTAAGGCGCTGTCTATATCGTCCATGTCCAAAACACCTCTTTTAATGGCGGTTTGTATATTTGGATCTAATAGAATTTTTTCACGCAAGCCGTCCTGAGGAGTTGTTTCTATAACTAAGCCCGCTCTTGGAACAGCCTTCTTAGTAGCATTCTCCATCATAAAATCTAAGTCCTCTGCTATAAAAAGTGGGGGCGTCTTTTTCAACAAATGTACTTATGGTCTCAGACTCCTCTAAAGAATCCGAAGAGCCATCTGATATTTCCGTTGTTATAGTGGAATCCGTAGTTTCCGTTACTGAATTTAAATCTGAGGTAACGTTTGGATTTTTTTTTTCAACCTGACCTGATATATTAACTTGATCTTTATAAACAGGATACTTTGCTATAATTTTATTTGTAAGTTCAAGATTATCCATGTCTTTATATTGAGGATACTTTGCTTTTATTTTTTCAGCAAATTCATCTACACTTAACAAACCATTATCCGAAGGTGGATCTTGAGTTATTTCTTCTGTGGCTGTAACTTCTTCAGTCATATTTTATTAGTTTATATCTAAGGGATCAGAATTGCCTTCTCCATCTTCAACTTTTCTCTTAATGTAATTGTTTAGTAGCTTGGAAATTTCATCAGCTCCACTTTTAAAGCCGCCATCACCTGTTGCATTTCCTTTAAGTGTTTTTACTTTTACTCCATCTTCAAAAATCTCTAGAGTACTAGCACTAATAAATCCGAAAGGCTGAGAAAATTTCATCTCAAACCCACTTAAGTCAACACCATATTCTTGTTCTGCTTGACTAATAATTTTTTGAGCAGCACCTTCTAATTTAGGTGCTTCACCCCCTGCTTCAGTTAACAAATCATTACTTGTCACCATAAGACCATCTTTTTTCCAAAAACAAACTCATCTATTCCTCCATATACTTTTTGAGTTCCAGTAAAGGTGGTAAAATCACCAATCCCTGAATTTACGTTTCCGCCACCTGCTTTAGTTTCTGATTTATATGAGTTAGGATCTATACCTAATTCAGCTGCAAGTTGTGTTCCCACATCTTTTGCAAGTCCAGAGCTAATATCTATAGGGCTCGTTTTGTTTCCGTCTGATAAAGTAAACACTATTCCTTTATCTGTAACCTCATATGCTGAAACATTTGAATTTGACCTTACCAAAGCTTGTAAGCTTTCTTCAGTACCATCTCTTACAACTTCATCTATAAGTATTATTTGGTTCTTTTCTTTTTTACGATTTACGCTAAATTGATTGTTCGGATTAAATTTTTGTGGCTCTTTACCTTGTTTGATAGTCTTCTGTAGTCCATCTACAACAGATTTTCTTAAATATCCTTGTGCCGCTTTTATTTGATTCTCGGTCATTTCAGGAACAATAGCATTGTTTTGATTTGCTGCTGCAACTTTTACATATTTATCTACCTCGATAGTTTTTTCTTTAAGGTTATCATCTAAAACAGTAACAGATATTTTTTCTTTTTTTTGATCATCCGTTAAATTGTCCCATTGTGTAAAAGAAACTAATTTACCTCCCATTCCATTTTCTGTTGAAAATAAACTAGCCACATTCTCAATATTAGTAGTTTGAGCAGACACTTCAGCATTTATACTGGTTTTTATGTTTGGATCTTTGGTGGCGTCAGTTATGACATTTCCAATATACCCTTCCATTTTAGCCATGACTTGATAGTTTTTTCCTAAATGTATTATTGAATCCAGTGACTATGTCATTTATATAAACTCTGTTTTGCTCTTGTGTTGGCTTTGTGACTTAAAGCTAATACACTCATATTGGGTTGAGTTCCTTGTAATGGAATTTTATTTCCATCAGCATCTCTTTTTGGTTGATAAGTGTTGGTTACGGGATCTACCTCCATTTGAAAGAAAGTAACATTTCCCATTCCTTTTTCTGTAAAGTTTGTTTCAATTCCTGAAAGAGTTCCTATTTGTGTTTGTATCTGTTGTTTAATTGCTTCTAAATCTCCCGACACAGGTTGAACAAACGTTCCATCGTCATCATAATATCCTTCGGCTCTTTGTTTTGTTTTTGTTAATTCCTCGTCAAAATTTTTAACCAGGTCAGCATAAATCTCAAATGTCTGTTTACCATTTTCGAAAAATATAAGATTTTCTTCAGGAGGTATAGATCCGTTACGAACCAACTTTTCATTTACCAACATTTGATCTTTATATTTAGCTAAGTCTGCTAGAATTCTTGCCTTTTGCAGTTTTCGTCATTAGGCATATTGTCGTAAGCATACTTTTTCTGCTTCACGAATTTGTGTTGCTGTATTTTNNTTTAATTCAAGCCGCTGTTTATCAATATTAGCCTTCCAGTCTTTAACGCCTTTAATTCCTTTATCTATTGCAGCAAATTTATCTTCTAAGGGATTGCTGCCAAGAAATCCTCTTGCAGCTGACATATTTTGTGCTTGTAGTGCATTACCCATAATTAAAACTGATTCTGAACGTTAAACATTGACTTAAAGTAGTCTCCAAAATCATCAATACTTCCTACGCCTGATCCTACCTTTTCCTCTTGTGTCATATTTGGATACATTTGCATCATAATATCCTGCATACTCATACCCCCAAGTGCGTCTACAGGTTCATTAGAAAACATTGAAATATTAGGAGCTGTTGTGTCCGCAGGCGCAGGTGTCGGGTTTTTAAAACTAAAAAGGTCAGTGGCGGCTGTTTTTACATCTCTTAACGCATCTCCAAATTTGCTAGTTCCGTATCCTTCTGTGCCAAAACCTTCGATTGTTCCCGCTCTCTTTATTTTAGCAAAATCACCTGCTTTAAAGTCAGCATATCCATCCATGCCTTCGATTTGTGCTAAAGCCTCGGATTTAGATATTCCTTGTTTTTCTGCCAAAGCATCTACCGCTTTTCCTTCTCCACCACCAAAAGCAGTCGCACCCAACTGCAATGCCCCAAGACCTGCTTCAACAAAACTACCAAGTGCTTGTCCTTCAAGTTCGTTTGCTTGTTTGTCAAAAGCATCAGCCCTCATGCCTGCTGCCGCTGCTCTATCATCTTGTAGCGCTGCAATTCGGGCTCCGTCCATCTCACCTGCCTTGGCTCTTGCCATGTCAATATTAAGTTTTTGCATCGCCTGCTTATCAGCTATACGTTGAGTTCCAATGTCTTGAACTTGCTTTACTTTTCCTGCTGTTGCAGCCACACCTCTTTGATCTCCCTCTTGTGCTGCTTCTAAAATTTGAGATCCTTGAACGTTTGACATTTGTAATGCCTTGTCATATATATCGGTAGTTGCTCTTACGGAGTCGTAAAAGTTTTGTTCTAACGCTGCAATTGACTCTTGCTCAAGTTGTTCTTGTTCTATTCTCAATCTCCCCGCTTCTCTTGCTGCGTCTTTTGCTGCATCTCCCGCCATAAGTCCTTTGACTGCGGGCATACCTACACTTGCTGTTACTGCTGCTATTGTTGTGAATGCTGCCATATTATAATAATTTCATCATTTCTGCATTATACTGATCGGCTTTTATGTATCCATTCTCCTCATATGTTTTAATTAATGAGTCATTTTTTAATAATGCATACCCGTATTTACAGCCGCTTAATTTTAAAGTATGCGATAAAACTTGAACTAAAAAGCTCAAAGCTTCTTTTCTTTTCTTTTTGTTTTTGTATTCAAAATTAGACACTATCCAATCACACCATCCTACTTTTGAATTTGTAACATACATATATCCCGCACAAACTGGAATATTTTTGTCAAAAACTATCATTCCTCCTTTACCATCATCAGGTAAAAAAATCTTTTGGTGGAGGAGTCCACCGCCAATCTTTCCACCATTTTATTAAAATGGTATTATAATCATTTTGATTTAATTTTCTTATAGTAAATTTCATTTACGCAAAGATACAAAAAACTAAGGATTGCTTTTAAACACTTCGGAATCAACTGTAAAGAGCTCTACAGCCTGTTCATTGTAATTACTGATAGTAAACTCTAAAAAGTATCCTGTTGCTCCATAAGATTCTGCAACTGGATCTTTTAAAACTAAAATAAAAGCATTATTAGGCACTACTGAGCCCACAGGTAAGAAATCTGTGGCATCTATGAAGATAGTCTTTCTGTCACTGCTTATATCGATTATGGGGCCTATTACTAAAGGGTTGCTGTAGTCACTAGGCTCAGGGCCAATGAAAGTGCTAAAATAAGCTTCGTCTCCAATACTGATTATTGTAGATACAGTTTGATCAAAAACAATTTCTATTGTTCCTGGTGAGGCCCCTGTTGTGCTTTGTAAAAGACCTATCCCTTGTGTAGATCTTAAAGCTAAGTTTGTTGATCCTGATATTCTTTTTATAAAAGCAAAGAAGCTTCCTTCTTTTTTAACAAAATCACTTGCAGGCATAAACCCTGCTCCTAAATCAGTTACAATGTTAATATCCCAATTATCATCACTTTCAAGCTCTATTGTTTTGAAAACCTTCACGGTTGTTGGTTCTTGGTTAAAAACACTTGTTACCTTAGATGGATATTTTTCTCCATAATACTCGTTTCGTATGTTGCTAGTGTTATGTCTATATAAGTTTCCGCCTTTAAATGTATATAAGTATTGATTCATTCCTTTTATAAAATCAGGAAAGTAACTATAAAAAGAAGGCCATCCTTTTACTGTTTCGCTATATGTTAAAGTATAATTTTCAGGCATAATTTATATTTTAAGTACACGCTTGTATATTACTGACAACTCCGTCTGTAACTGTAATAACATTTCCGTCATCCATTAAATAATTTTGGTCAGCTGCATAGTTTTGTCCGTTAATATCTGTAAATACAAAGTTATTAATTACTGGATAATTATTTGTACCATTTCTAAACTGAGCAAAATAGTAGGTTTCGGCTGTAGAACCACACGCTGTACCACCAACACCTAGTGCTTGGCCCGTAAAAGAAGGTAAGGGAGCTTGACACTCAACTTCTAGATTCCATCCTGTTGAAGTACACGGCCCTAAAATTTGAACTGTTATCAAACCTGGTAATCTATTTGGTTTTGGTAAAACTAAAGTGCTATATTCAGTTGCACCGCCTCCAACATAATCACCTGTTTGAATTGTAATTGATTGAGGAGATGGGGTTCCTACTAACCAACCCGTAGCGTCAAAGCCATCATAAAAAATATAGTTTCTAGTGTCAGGAGCCGCGGGAACACAAGTATCTCCAGGGGTGCCTAATATAGTAAAGGAGTCGGCAACTCCACTTGTTGATTGCCTATTTCCATTTGTAGGACTACTTAACCTGTTATAGTATACTCCGTCATATAACACCCTTATTCCATCTGGAATGCTTTGAGGATTAAAGTGAATTATCACTGCCCCAGTGTCACCCGTGCTAGTTCCTGCAGTAAACGCCAATTCGTAAAGCCCGTCATTGCCTGTTGGAGGAACAATAGTGCCTCCACATGGTATGCCACATTCCTCGCACAACACTGTGGGGCCTAATAAACCCGCTAGTTGTTGACGATAGTTTCCGTTACTTTGATAAAAGCCGTCAGGAGACTTAACCAAAAGGTTTTCGTCTTCATAAACTGCAGATGCAGTTAAAAAGTCACTTGAATCTATATATTTATTTTGTAAGCTCATAATTTAATTTATTCGATTTCAATGGTTGGACAACATTCTGTATATTCAAAAGTTATAGTTTGACTTTGGCCATCAGGTGGATTAAACACAGTGTTAGCAATAGTGCAAGGGTTTATTAAGCTATTAGAGTCATTTGGATCTAATTCATAATTTCTAATTTCAAAAGTTCCTTGATTGCCATTACCGTTGGCCTGAGTATTTACTAAATCTATAGTGTTTGTTCCTCCTAATAAAATAGATGGATTAAAGTGATAAGTAACCATGCCGCTTAATGGACAAGCAAAATCAGGTACGCCTACTTGTATGTTTGTGTTGACGTTTCCAATAAATATAGATCCAATTTGTGCATTTTGATTTAAATCAAGAGCTCCTATATATGTGCCATTTAAAAACACATCAAAGTTGTCGTCTCTTTGTGAATTTGAATTACATACCTGTAAAACAAATGTTTTGTCTGGACATAGTGGAGCTGATCCACCGCAATCGCAGCAAGCATCTGTAGGACTTGTAGCGTTATAACAAAGTTCAATCGGAGTAGGCTCTCTCAAATCCCAAAACCAAGTACAAATAACTTTCAGCGGGAGTGTATGTAAAGTCGGCCTCATACTGACTACCATTTAAAACTATTGGCGTTGCTGTGTTTAGTAGTGGCAACAACGTATTTATTTGACTCTCATCATAGTTTGTATTACTAGACAGGTACTTAAATTTATCTTTTAATGGATCAAACACATATGTTTGCCCTGCACTTGAACTAGCCTGCATTTTTATTGTAGCCGTGTTAGGAGGTAAGGCTCCAAACGAAGCCTCACCCGTAGTTTCTTGAAACAATGAAACTCCTGTGTCTTGTAATATTACACTGTTTGTACTATATGGGCTTAAGTCTGTAGCCAACTCCCCATCTATATCTTACAGTGGTGCTTAAGGTAACATCGCCATTAAAGTTAACTACTATTTCTTTTACTGTTACTAAATCGCCAACTGGACAAGCAAAAGCTGCTGTATAAGTAGCAGATCCAACGGGCGTTATTACTACAGAAGCCTGTGTTGGGTTGTTTAAAGTTTTATCAAACTGAACAGTGCTTGCTCCAGTTATATTTCCATTAAACTGCTCCACATTGTTCCATGTAACAACCACATTTATTTCTCCTGAGGTTACATTAAAATCAAAATCAACAGGCCCGATAATGGTGCTTAAATTTATAAGACCATCATAAACTGCACTTGAATCGTTTACATCTAATTCATATCCACAATCTCTTTCTATAGGAGGCTGAGGGGATATTAGTGGTATTAGAACTAATAACGTATTCGTTCATGTAGGGATCAAATCCACCTAGTTTTTGTGTTGGAAAAGAATCTATAAATAAAATCTCTAAACCATGATCTCATGCCGACTTGTGAAATTACTAACAGTTGATCAGTCTTTGCGCTTCCGCCTTTTAACTGTATGACAGAACTTCTTTTTGCGTCTGCAAAAAACACATCATATCCATATGAAGTAAAACTTTCTGGATTGTTGCTTATGCCATATTCTTCTAGTCTTGCCAACTGTGTTCCTAAAACTTCAGGAACCGATGTTATTGCACCTCCTGCAGCTGCATCTGAAAGTAAGTTTTTTCCTACAAGAACATAGGATATTTTATCTTCTTGCAAAGTAAGAATATCTGTTTGTCTTGCGTGCATTTTTCTAATGGGACCAAAGTCAGTTTCTAGTGTTTTAAAATTTGCCAATGCTAAATTAAACTGGTTTAGTTTATTTAGATTAGTTTCTTGATTAAACACCCCGCTGTATGTAATATCTGCAAATCTATCGGCTTGTTGATATTGCTCTTCAGACACTGAGGTTACTTTTTCTCCTAACTGTAAATTCGGTTTAGTTAATCCTGACAATACAAAGTTTTCTTCTACGCCATTACCAAATGTGTAGCANTNAAAAAAGCTTAAAATCTATAATTGCAGGTTGAGATGCTGTTTGATTTTGATCAGCATCTCCATCACCCGACATATGATAACCATTTACTACATCAAACGACTGTTTGTTTTCATAGTACAGTTCATCATTTGCGTCTAAAGGTTCTGTTTCAAAAACAGTTAAACTTGATGCGCGCTCAAGAGTAAACCCTACATTACAATAAGATCCTCTTTTGTCAGGTGAGCCGCACTTTGGAGTACCTGCTGAAAACCAAAAAAACAATTGATTAGTATTAGAAGTACTATTTACTCCATCTTGGCGTTGAAATCCAACATAACTTTGTCCATTACTCCCTCTTACTGAAAAATCCGCATAACTTTTTATATCATCATATTGATTAACCACGTTTAGGGTATCGTCACTTCCTGCGGTAATTCCATTTGTTAAATTAATATTGTCTCCCACAACCCAAGAGTGTAAATTGTCATAATCGGCTGAGGCAACAAAATTCTTTTCGTAAACGTATGTTCTACTACCACATTTGCTTCCCCTTTTTCTTCTACTAGCGTCAAATTTAAGTTGTATTAAAGATCCCGCAGGAATATCTATATCTATAAATTCCTCCCCTGCTGTCGATCCATCCCAATCAGGATTTTCAAAAGAACAACTAACTGCAGCAACAGGATAATTATCTCCATCTCCCACTCTTCTTTCTACAAAAGAATCAGGGGGCTTATTGGCTGCAAAATTAGAAGGCTTAAGCCTCATGTACGTACCCGTTGGCTGTCCACATTCTCCTGATATAGTTTCGCCATCTGCATCTTTTGTACATAAAAAATCTTCCGCTTCGCTACCAAAACCTAAAACTTTTGTCGATGCACAATTTAATACAGGGCCATTAGTGTCTGATTTAATAAATAAAGTGTCATTGTCTTTTACTTTATCTCTATTGTCGCCATCTAACAAATAATAGGCATCACCTGTTTCTTCTTCTCTAAAAAATATATTACTATAAATTGTTCGATACAATCCTTTAGATTCTTTAATAACAAACTTATATTTGGTTGCCCAATAAGGAGGGTAACTATTCATCGTTACTCTAATCTTATTTTTATCTATTGAGTTTTCACATGGAACAAATACCGTATTATCAGTATCTACAAGTGCTGTTGAAGCTCTACCATATTCATCCATATACACAACACCTATCTCATAATCCCTATTACTATGTAAAGATTCCTTTGATGAGCTTTGAGAATATAAGCCTGTAGCACTAACGCATTGCAAATATTCATAAGCAATAACAGAAGGAACAACAGGAACAGGTGGCGTTACCGTTGAGTCAAATTCTTGAAATTTGAGAGCGGGTAAAGTAAAACTTATTTCAGTACTTCCTAAAGAGGCACCAATTGCTATCCCTTGAGGATCGCCAGTTAGTCCAAAGCCTACCTTAGAAAATCCATTTTTAGTTACTGCCCCACAAACAAATATGTCTGTAAGAGACGTTCCTTCGGTTTCTGTACCTGGAGGGTTTCCTACACATGGATTGTCAGGAATAGGAACAAACTCGTTTACAGCTGCTATAAATTCAGGGCTTGTTGCCATTTCAAATACACTCGCATAGTCTTGCTGTAATACAAATAAAAATGTTTGTTCAAATAAATTTTCAGGCTCGCTACCATCTGCATACGAAGGATCTCCTGTAAATCCCGCACTAATAAAAGTAAAATCAACTCCTATTTGAGCCCCCTCTTCTAACACTATATTGTCTCCTCCAAAGTCCACTACAGCAGTAGCATTTACTACTGAATTAGATCCGTCTATGGTGTAAGTAAAATTAGATAAGCTTCCCGTTATTTCATCTGCGCTTAACGATTCACTAATTAATTCTAAGTCATAATCTAAATAAACTTCCGCACCATTTTCATCAACAATATCATATCCATCTATGTAGTTTCCGTACATCAACCTGTTGCCCATAATAGTTTGAGCCTGAGCTTTCAAAGGAACATTATCGTATAGCCTAAGAAGCTGCTCTTCGGGTAAAGTTGTGTATATTTTTTTATTCGTAAAATTTAATGTTTGCTGTGTGTTATCAAGCCAACCCTCATTGACCTTGTTAAACCTTTCAATAACATTTACACTTTGACTTGTGCTAAACTTAAAAATTACATCAACGTCTTTTACGTTTTTGCCTCCTGTGTCAAATTCTATATCAACTGAGTTGTATATATTTCTCATCCCTTCTTGATTATAGTTGCTATAATCAAATTGAAAAGGCCCTGGTGTAAAAGCATATTCGCTAAAAGGAGATAAAGCTGAATATTCTCCATCTTCATATTGCCATCTATAAGCAAAACTCAAAAGCAACTCCTCCATGTAGTTTTCTCCACCACCAACTTTAAATTGTGTAATTTTTGGAGCATTCAATGGAGGTGCTAAAATAACTCCTATATCTTGCTCGTTTAAAGGAGGTGTGGATTGTTCAGTAGGATATGTCCTTGTAACATTAATTTTTCTAGGAGGATTTAAGTTGTCTGTAAAAAACAATAAAATCTCCTATCATGTTTACACCATTAACTAAAAATTCTTTATCAAAATTTAATAGTTCAGTAGAAATTAAATGATAAAATAAAACAAACGTCCTGGTGTTGTACGAAACAACTAAATCAACTTTTCCTGTGGGTGAATTAGAGTTGTTAGGATCATTAACAAACCAATACATCGTTTCTTCTCCGCCATCTTCAAAAGCCCCTATACACTTAGCCTCTTCACTCAATGCTTGCCCCTGATAAGTTAACTGAACTAAAAGTTCGTTACCTTTAGAGTTTTCTACAGCTCCAATTTCAGTTCCTTCTGTAGAACCTAATCTTACGTTTAAAGCATCGACATATTCACCTTGCGGAACAAGACGTTCATCCACGCCTTTGTTCATGCGGCCTTTTATAAAATTTCTTTGAACTTTAGGCATCTTATTTTATCCATTTTGATTGCCCTCTCAGATTCATTAATAATCTTCCTGGGTGTATATTACTTAATCTTAGTTTAGCATTTCTTAAAAGCGCTGCTTTTTCCTTTCTAAGCCTGTTTATTATAAACTCTTGAACACCAACTTTACTGTTTAATATTACGTATTTCATATAGGCATAAATAAATTCTTCAAAAAGTTTGTTTACACTTACTTTAGAGTCATCGCCTTTTTCCATTCCATCTGAAACATATTCTAATACACAAAGCTCGTTAGCCATGTCAGAACTAAAATTAATTACACCTCCTTGTTTGTTTATCTTAAATGTAGGATTTTGATTTGCAGTTTCTGTATTTAAACCATACCTTCCACCAATTGGGTATTCGAAATACCATAGCCCATTATAAAAATATCCCTCTTGCCCATGATATTGGCTTATTTCATTCAGGTATATTGTTTTCTTTTGGTTCAATATTCTCTGCATATCAATAGTTGAGGTTGAGGGCTTTAATATATTGCCATCTTCATCAAATAAAATTCTACAATTATTATCCTGCAGATACGCATCCGACCAATTGGTTTGGATGTTTTCTGTTAAAGGCATCAATAGCCCATCTTTATATAGAGACAATCTAACCCAATTAACATAATCTGGAGGCAAAACAAATCTTAGAGTATCGCAAACCTCAAGTTCTAAAATTTTTATTTCTTTTAAAGAATCATAATTAAGTTCTTGAATTGCTCTTTTAGCGTGAAATATAATATTATATTTTTCTACGTTATTAACAAGCTTGTCATTGCCAACATACATCAACATAAAATTATTAACAATATCATCTAATGACACATATTGATATGAACCCCAATTTGCATCTTCTGTGTTTGGGTTGCCTGTATTTTCGTAATATGTATAGTCGTTAATATATGCCATAATTATCCTTCTTGTTTAGTTGTTTCAGTTTCTTCTATTTTACCAAAAGCTGCTACCTCTTTGTCTCTTATGGAAACACCTGCGTACTGTAATATTTTGTTTACTAAATTAGGTTCATCTGAAATAGGTAACTCAAAATCTTGATAATCCAATGCAGCTTCATTAAACGCAGGCTCTGAGTTAGCACCTACTTGAAGATACGTCCAATTTGGATCCTTAGGATATCTTATATATTGACTTACTATTGATCCTGGCTGTGTACAAAGTTATAGGGTATATGGTTATTGTGTTACCATAAGCAGTATCACTTGCCCCGCCTAAAACATAGGCTGGATATGTGGTTGACGGACTTGTAAGAGGGCTTGAGTTTAAATAAAATATCTTGTTTTGGGAAACTCTTTCTACTTCTTTAATTGTGCTGTAGGCTGTGCTTACTATTGCATATTGAGAACCCGCTGCCCCAAAAAGATTTTGAGTTAATCTTAACTGAGAATCACTAATAATCTCAACAACAAATGCCGTGTCACCACTAACAATATTACTAACTAAACTTCCAACTTGAACAGTAGATGTAAAAGTAGCGTTGCTATCAATTAATCTGTTATTAGCAAAACTAGTTGCTTGTCCTTGTGTTTGGAGTATATTATAATAATTTATCTTATCAATTAAATAATAATCTTCAGGCAAATCATAATTTGACACACCTGTATTTATAAGAACCTTTGTTCGAGAAAAACTATCCACCACTTCCTCAATACCTTTTACAATATCAGCATATCCAGATCCTGATTGTCTGATGTTTTGTTTTACTAATTGACTATTGTATTGATAAAAATAATCTTCAAATATGTCAAGTTGTGCTTGCTTTGCGTATAAATTAAAATCATTTGGCGTTATATACCCAAAATTATTTTTATTTGCAATGGAAAGCACAGTGGCTCTGACTGTGTTAATAAGTGATGTCATCCTCTATTTATCTTTGTACAAAGATAAGAAAAAAAAAGAGGCCTCATTTTTTTGAGGCCCCTCTGACTAATCTAATTTAGATTCCAATATCCTTAAAACTTCTAGTCCTTCATCGCTTTGCAGGAATGAGGCTAGTATGAATAAGGGATCTTCACCATAAGGTACTGTTAGTAGTTTATTTTTATTACCTTTTAAGTTGTAATAAACATCTTTCTTGTTTTTAAGAACCAACAAACTTTCGCTAAAGAATTTAGCACATTTGTTTTGAAGAGTAAGTAATGGATCATTTATTGACTCCATAAACTCTTGAGGGTATCTTTTTGCAAACATTCTTACATCTCTTTTTATTTCAGATGATGTAAGTCTTTCGATATTTAAACCGATTACGACTCTAGCAATAGTCTCAAGCATTTCTATATCTAAATCTTTAGCAACAATTTGAGCTTCAAGCGCAACATCTAGATCTTGTACTTCTTCTGAAGCGTCTCTTTCTTTGTCGACTTCTACAAACTCATTTCCGTTTCCAGGATGATAAGATAAAAATTCTTGTAATATTTGATTTTGCTTTCCTACTCTTAAAAATCCATCTTCAAAAATTATAGGCTCCAAGATAACATTTCCATCTTGCTCATCTTCAAAAACACTTTTTTGATTTTTTGCATAACGTAATGCCTTATTGATGCCTGTATTTTCGTCAAAATATAATAGGGATTTTCTCTTTGTATGTCGAGAGGGTATAGTGTAGCTCAAAGGAGCTTTATTTCTGGTAAGTTTGTAGGTTTTATCTACAAATTTTAAATTCTTTTTTTCATTGTATTTAATTTTAAATTTAATTTTATTAAAAAGAATGAGGGCCACGCTCACTCAGTGGCCCACTCATCCTTATAATCTGTATCTTATTTAAAGATAAAGAAGTTGTTCGCTCCTAGAGTACAAAGTGCTCTTTCAGATAAGAAGTGAACTTCCATCGCGTCTAAACTCGATGTAGCCGCTCCACCTGCAGAACCTGTAATCCAAGTTTTGTAGCGTCTGTCTTCAGTTTCTGAAGCTCTATATCTAACGTGTAAGAAAGGTCTCTTAGCGTTTTTACCTAATACTTGATCGTATACAGTTGTTGAACCTGCAGGTACTAAAATACCATTAATAGCTCCACCAACAATATCTCCTCTCATAGTAGGATCGTTAAGATACTTCCAATCAGACTTATAGAAATCATATCCTCTTCGGAATCCTGAGAAACCTAAAATTCAATGCCATCTCTTCATCGTTGTCAAATAGTCCATAAGATGTACCACCTGCTCCGTAAGAGTTTTGAGATGCTAACATGTCGTCAATATCAAATCCAAACTCTCTGTTTACGAAAAGCACATTTTCTTCTATAGAACCTTGCTTGTCTAATCTCTGAATAATAGCGTCAAAGTCAGCTAAAGTAGTAGGGTTACCACCACTCCAAACATTTCCTCTTTCTTCTACTACATAGAATAAACCTTCAGATCCTTTGTTACCAACACCACTTGCAATACCTTCTGCTATTGCTGCTGCTCCTGATCCTGCTACTGCAGGTACGGCTTCAACCATTGCTGTTTCAAGATAGTCTTCAAATCTCAATCTTGTTTCATGCTCTGATTTTAAATACCACAAGAAACCTGTAGCACCGTTTTCAGTTGTAACTTCAATCCATCCAATCTGTGCCATATCAGAACCTGATACTGCATACTTATCTTTAATGATAATTGGTGAATTTTCAAAAATGAAGTCATCTGCTTCTAATTGACCTTCCATTCCGATAGCTCCTTTTTGGAACTCAGAACCATAAATAAATAGTGAACATTGTACGCCTGCTGCCATTGACTGACCTGCAGCTTCATAGTATGCTACATCAATAGTTGCGTTAGCTGTATCAACGGCTGTAACAATAGCTTTGTTACTGTTTGTTGAGTTTATCGAACTATCTGATAACATAACTGTCTGACCAACTCTGATTGCAATGCTACCTGTACCAGGTACTAAAGCATCTCCGATTGTTAGCACAGCTACTGCGGCTCCTGCTGCTGCTGCAGATGTAACATCCACATACTTTGTGTGTAACCTTCCTTGTTCTGCCCATTTAATAAGGTCAGAGTTAGAAGGCATTTCAGCTCCCACCATTCTTAGGAATGATGATACTGTACGATTACCATATCTTTCAAATTCTTTTTCATAAGTATCTGGTAAATACTGATTTAAGAAATCAAAATTGGTAATGTAGTTTGTCTGTAATAAAACCTGTTCCGAACTTGGTTGTAAGTCAAACCCAGGCACATTATCTACTGCCATAATTTTTAATTTTTAATTTTTAAACATTTTTTTTACTTCTAATTTTCAATCCTCTGCCGCCAGAACTTGAAACTTGTCTTGCTTTAAAGCCACCGTCACTAATTTTTTGAGGCGTTTGCCTTATATCCATGTTGATGTTTTTACTTTTCTTCGAAACATCTCCAATGGCATCTGCCTTGCCTTGCTCATAAAAATACTGAGCAAACTTTTCAGGATTCATAGCCGCACTAAGCGCTCTATGCCACCCATTAGCATCACTGACTAAACCATCGTCACCTACATATTTTTTAACAAAATTATTTAGATTACTTTGTTTAGACTTCATTTCTAGAGCATCCCCATATGCGTATGATATTTTTTTATCTCCTACATTGAACTCAAAACCTTTGAACTCGGAATCAAAAACTTTATCAGTTTGCTTCAAAAAGTATTCATTCT